CTTCCACCTCTTCCACCTCCACCTCTTCCGCCGATTACAGAAGGGAACCAACCTCCTCTTCCAGGTCTTCCTTTACCCCCACATCCAAAAGGGAAAGGACAGGGTTGTGGTCCTTCATCAAAAGAATTAGATAAAAATGATGGGGTTTGAAATACAATGGGGGCGGTAGGTGTTGCTACAGAGAAATTACTAAATAATAAAAAAATTACTACAAATAAAGCTAATATAATGAGAATATTTTCTGTTTTCATTATAATATTTGATTAGAAATTAAAACCCAAATCGGCGTCTACCACGCCCCCATCCGCGTCTGCGACCGGGTCTTGGTCCATGCCACATTGGTCCTTGTCCAAAACCGCGCCCTATGTATGGGGATTGCAGATAAACAACACTATCATTTTGTGTTTTTTGTTGTGACATTTGTAATAGCATATAAACAATAATTAATATGAGTACTACCATAACGATTTGTTCTAATTCCATATATTATATATTTTTATAATAATTTTCTAGTGAAAAATGATTATAATTTAATAAAGATTATGATAAGCTGATTACGCTTAATTACTGTATGCAAGACCTCCCATACCACTCATGACACGAAGGACATTGTAGTTGGTAGCGTAGACACGGACCTTAGCAGTTTCATCTCCTCCAATGGCATTGGTGGAAAGAACAAGCTGAAGAGTAGCGTTGTCAATACGAGAGAAATTGCAAGTTCCGGATGGCTGGTGCTCTTCTGGGCGAAGTGCAAACGAGTAAACATTAATTCCAGTATCTGGGTTTCTGGTGTGGTGCTGGTATGGCTGCACTAAATCAAAGTAAGTTCCTTCACGCTCAGAAAAGCGATCTTGTCCGTTAAGTTGAAGTTTGGCAGTAACAACTGGATTTTGTCCCCAGCAATGCATGTTAAGTGCGGTCTCGGCAAGAACAAATGCACCTGCATCGGAAACATTAGAGTCACCAATATCGGACACAGGGAATGGAACATTGAGTGCAGGAACAGAGCAGACAGTACCATCTGTACCCAATACATCACCCCATTGGGATCCTATTGCTGCTCCATCGGCTCCTGGGTCTTGGAAGAGACCACGGGATGTAATAAATCCTTGGTTCTGCCCAAACGCCGATCCGTGCCCGGTTATTTGGTCATATCCTGAAAAGGCACCAAAGGATGGAATAAGAGCATCCAAAGCATCAGTGTAGTTAAATGGCTGTGCACCAAGAGCGGCATTCAAATCGCGATCTGAAAGGAATGATTGACAGTAGTCAACATTTTTGTCTGGCTGAACAACGAAGATAATCTCTTTACAAGGGTGATTGAAATTGAGTTTAACCTTATTGGATGAAGATCCAACGGATTCATCGCCGGTGAATTGAAGTTGCTCAATCAAATATTCGTGTGGGTTTTGTGCCATGCGTCTACGCTCATCAGTATCAAGGAAAACGTAGTCAACATAGAGGGATGCAGCAACCAAAGATTTTTGGTATGCGGCTCCATCTTTGACAGATGTACCAACGGCTACGGCGGTTGGTGGCATACCGGGTTGTCCGGGCGCGGTGGATGAACCACCTTGTAATCCAGTTAGGTTGGTTACAGCAAAAAGAACTTCATCTGATGGGCGAAGCTCAAGATTAATCTTAACTTCGTGGTACTGAAGTGCGATTAATGGCAATGCGAGTCCAGGGTTACGGCAAAACCAAAATTGAAGTGGGATGTAAAGTGTAGTTTCAGGAAGTGCATTACGAGGGGCACATACTGCGGCTGGGACAGTGGCTGAGGCACAGGCACTATCAACATCAGCAAAAGATGGATCGATCAAGTAAGTAAGTTGGGTGGTTTGTCCAACCATCTTGTTGTATCCACGCTCTTGCTCAGCGGTAAGGGTAAGCTGGTTCCAGATGTGCATCCAGTCACCATATTGTCTGTCGATGCGTTGTCCTCCAATCTCAACTTCAACCATTGAGATAAGTTGCTCACCAGGGTAGTCTAACCAACGAGCGTAAGTTTTGTCACAAGGTTGAGCGTTAACTCCACAACATCCTTCTTGGCCAATCTCTGGGAGAGTGACCTGAAGATAGGTGCGGTATGCAAGATCACCATTTCTGGAGATAGTGCACTGGACACGACGGCCGAAATCTGCCTGTCCATTAAATGTTTGTTCAATTGATTCCATAGCAAAGTTGGTGTGTCTGCGGTAGGTTACTTTCCAAAAAGTAATCTGTGGATTACCTGTAAGATAAACGTCTTGTGCGCCATAGGCAACGAGCTGCATTAATCCTCCTCCCATTTGTTATACTATTGCTAAAGAAAAAAAATTTTCATTTTTAATTTTAATTAAATTTATGTTATGGTAAGACGCAGAAAAAATAATGTTATATTTAACATTATTTTTCGTTTAATTTTGCTAATTACATTTGATTTATTATTTTGTTTATATCGAAATTATTTTCTAAAAATGTTTTTAAATAATTGTCTAAAAAAACTTCTTTTTTTCCTTCATGATTTTTTGTAAAAATATACATATCCTTTTTTTTCTTTATCCGCCAACCTTCTTCTAAAGCATTATAAAGAAATGCCATCTTATGTAATTTAATAGCATCAATTTGCATAGTATTATTGATATTTTTGTCAATATCCATTAAATGTTGGAGAGAAAAGTAATATATAATTTTAACTTGATTAGAGTGAGTCTAATATTTTTTTGAAATCTTGAGCATTTCCAAAATCTTTATTTTTTGATAAATCTATTTTATATACTCTTAAATATACACCATTATAGAATTGATCTTTCGGAATATCTTCAGCAATATCACTGTTTTTTATCAATATATACAATAAGAACTTATATTTTGTCATACATTTTTTAAGAAATATTTTAATTTGTTCTAAAATATATTGAAGGTCATCTTTATTTTTCCAGGTTACTAATGAAATATGATAACAGAAGATGCATTTATTTTTTGGATTATTAATGATATTAAGAAAACGATTAGTACGTCTTTTAAATTTATCTATATTAGTTCCATCTTGTCTTTCATTAGTTTCACTGAAAAAATATTTAAGCTTTAACTTGTTAAATTCAGATGTGTCTTGTAAAAAATTATGGTGTGGAAATGTAACATATGGAAATTTTTCCGAATAGTAATTACCCTTATTATTTTTTTTCATATTTGAAACGAAATATTTAAAATTTGTTTCAATATTGATATTAATATATTTTATCCCTAATTTTTCGGACATACTTAGCCAATCAAATGGAAGCGACATATGTCTTTTCTTTAACATATTTAAATTTGCTGCAGTATGACAATCGGGTCCCAGAGATATATAAAATATATTCATTGTATATTTAAGATAAATATATAATTAAATAAAAGAAATTAATATACTATAATGCCTGCCTTTAAACCAAAAGCCAATAAAAAAATATTGGTATCAAAAAAATCTAATGTTACCGTTGATAGTAAACATCAGGAAAAGATGATAGAGTTTAAAAAAAATGAGAATACAATAATACCTAAATTAAAGGAGGAACGAAAAAAATATAAGACCAAATTAAAAACAAAAAATCTATCGATTGATGAAACATTAGAATTAAAAGATAAAATTAGACAACATACAAAACAAATTAACAAATATGAAAAGGAGCGTAAAAATTATTTACTGGATAATTCTAAATATGTATTTGATTATTATGAAAAAAAAAAGGAATTGGCAGACGGAAATGATAGTAAAACAAAGGTACTATTTTCATTTTTTAATAAAAATAATGAAACAAAATCTAAAAAACAAGAAGTAAATAATACTCAAAAATATCTTAATAATATTGACGAATCCTTTTTGGATATAAATGATTATATCCATTTACATGAAGTATGTGATAAATGTAGTGGTGAATTAATCCCAGTAGAATCAGAAGGTGTAATGATTTGTAAAGCTTGCTCCCATCAAATTAATTTTATCATAGAACATGAAAAACCATCATATAAAGAACCACCTAAAGAAGTTTGTTTTTATGCTTATAAGCGTATAAATCATTTTCGTGAAATATTGGCTCAATTTCAAGCAAAAGAGACTACACAAATTCCTGATGAGGTACTTGAAAATATTACATTGCAAATAAAGAAAGAGAGGATAACATTGGCGCAAATGAGTAATAAAAAAGCGAAGGATATTTTAAAAAAATTAGGATACAATAAATATTACGAACATATTCCTTTTATTAAAGATAAATTAGGTATAAAACCCCCTATTATGAAACCTCGATTAGAAGAAACACTATGCTGTCTTTTTATGGATATACAAAAGCCTTATGCTAAACATTGTCCAGATGACCGAGTTAATTTTTTAAATTATTATTATGTGCTATATAAAATGTGTGAACTTCTAGGCGAGAATCAATTCTTATCTTTTTTTCCAATGCTAAAGGATCCTGTAAAACGCATTGAACAAGATGATATTTGGAAAAAAATTTGTAAAGAATTGCAATGGGAATTTATCCCAACAATATAATTCTTATTAATAGAGTAAAAATTATATGATTATATAAATATTAACTAGTTACTTAAACACGAGGGAAACCAACAAGATTTGCGCCCATACCGAATCCAGCTCCCGATCGTGCGGAACCAGCCATACTTGGTACATAAGTATCTAAGATACTGAATGTTGCAGCAGCAGTCAAAGCAATAAGCATGACCTCATCCAAGTTCATTTGGCGTTTTGGGATTGCGTAAGCAGCGATGGCTACCATAATACCTTCAACAACATATTTAACGATGCGTCTGACGAGTTCGCCAATGTCTAATAATTGTCCTAATTGTCCGAGCATTTTATATAATCCATCAAGAAAAAAAAATATATATAATAATAAAAAAACTTAAAATAAGATAACTAGAAATAAATTATAATGGCAGATAAAAATAGCTATGAGAACCAATTTTTGTCCAAAGGGGTTAATAATCCTAAATATGTTGATTTATTAGAGGAAGATAAGCCAATTGCGGGACAGAAATTTTGTTGCGTGAGTTTTGTGTCACCAGAAAAAATTCTAAAAAAGAAAGAATTATTTTACTTTCAAGAATTCCTAAAACATTGGGATTTTACTAAATCAACAGAAAAATTCACACAGTTTCTAAACTTTCTTGCTTTTAAATATAATATGGATTTCGATAAAATTATGGCCGATTTTCAAGAATATACTAAATCAGAATCGGATAAACTTGTTCAAACCACCCTTGATGATGATTACAAAAATTTCCTTGATGCTAAAGAAGAAACTTTAGAACAAGATTTTAATGCTACATTCAATTTTCAAACTAGTACTCGTGGAATTAAAATACGAGGATCATATCCTACACAACAGGAAGCAGAGTTAAGATGCAGAATGCTCAGAGAGGTAGATCCAAACCATGATGTTTATGTAGGCCCAGTGGGTTTGTGGATGCCTTGGAATCCTGAAGCATATAAAACAGGTCGTGTGGAATATTTGGAAGACGAGTTAAATCAATTAATGAGTGAGAAAAATTTGAATGAGAAACAAGCCAAAGTTGCATTTGAAAAACGCGTTAGAGAATCAAAACGTGCAGCCATTGCAGAAAATGTTAAAATTGCAAAGGATAGTGGTAATAAATTAACACAAAATATCGATACTGATGGTAATCTAGTTGGGGTTGCTAATATGAATACTACTGAATCTGGATTAAACGGAGAAGTATCTTCGGCGGATATCAGAAAAGAGCTTTTTGAAGGTGCTAACATTAGAACTCGTCAATCTGATAAAGCACAAGAAGCCGCACAAGAAGCCGCGAAAGAAGCCGCACAAGAAGATAAAGTAGATATGGAAATCACAGAAAAGAAAGAAGATTAAATAATTTTATAAAATTGATTTATAAAATTATATATTTATTATAATAAAGATGAACGCTAATAAATCAAATATTGATTTCACTGCTAAATTACCACCAATGACAATAGTACAACCAATTGATAATAAAATTACCGAAAATACTCTACAAAGTTCTAATAAAGATATTACACAAGATGTAAAGAAGAAAAAGAAGAAAATTCCCAAGAGATGTCAATTAAAAGGATGTAAGAGAAAATTGCCAATTACAGCGTTTGATTGTAAATGTGAAAAGAGATTTTGCAATTTACATACATATGCGGAAAACCACAATTGTACCTTTGACTATAAAAGTTTTTACAGACAAAATTTGGTAGATAGAGCAGGGTTAGGAGGTGGTCAAATAGATAAAGTTGGTGATAGGGTTTAATTACCAGCGACTTTTCTTGACGTTTATCCGTGGTCCTTTTCTTTGCGCTTTGGGATCAAATGTTTCCTCATCGTCGTCAGAACCAATATCTTTTGACATTTCCCAAAATTCCTTAGAACCG